GGGAGAGGGACCCCGACCCTTCATGGTTCTTTTTACCCCGAAAACGCCTCAATAAGCCACTATCGGCTTGAATCGGACGCAGACTAGTCATGACGGCTCAAAAGGGCTTAGAAGGGCTCTCAGAGGGCAGGGAAGGGGTAGTAGAAGTCCGTTACGGCTCTCAAACCCCCAGAATCCGCTCCAAACCGCTTGATCTGCCTACCCGAGGCGATGAGATGATCCAGTTCTGCATTGATATCGGATTCCCGTTGCTACCTTGGCAGGAACAACTGGCTCGAGATTGCCTTCGATACAAGGCCGATGGTCGCTGGGCTCACCCTTTAATCGGCATTATGCTTCCGAGACAACAAGGAAAATCGACTTTCATGGCGCTTAGAATTTTATTCGGAATCTATGTTCTGGGCGAGAAGATGCACCTCGCAACGGCGCACAAGCTAACGACATCGAGCGAAATCTTTTTTAAGGTCAGCGAGATCATTGACAATTCTCAGATGCTCATGGATAACTTTGCCAAAAAGTACGAATCTAAAGGATCACAAGAGATTCGGTTTAAGAACAAAGCCCGATATCTGATTCGTGCCGGTAACTCAGCCGCTCGAGGTATTGCCGCTCCAGACGTAATCCACATTGACGAGTTACGCGAGTTCGATACCGAGGATGTCTGGTCATCGATGCGCTTTACCCAGATGAGTAATCCAAATCCTCAGGCTTACGTCTATTCCAACGCTGGCCATGCCAATTCAGTTTTACTGCATAAGTTTAGGGAGCGCGGTTTAGCAGCTAGTGAAGGAACCGACGATTCAATTGGTTGGTTCGAGTGGAGTGCAGAGCCAGGAGCCGAGATCACGGACAAAGAAGCCTGGTATCAAAGTAATCCGAGCCTTGGCCACACAGTCCATGAAGACAATATCAAGGATAGCCTTTCGGATCGTGAAGATATTTTCCGCACGGAAATTCTTTGCCAGTTCGTCTCGATGATTAACCCAGTTATATCAGAGGCCGAATGGAAGAAGTGCAAGGTAGATAATCTGCCTCAGCTTGACGTCGAAGCCGATACTTGGATGGCGATCGATCTCAGCCCAGACAGAAAACACGGTTCGCTAGTTGCCGGACAGAGAATCGGTGGAGATAGGTTTATGGTCAGTCTTCTCCATACTTGGTTTAATCCAGTAAACCTCGATGATAAAGAAATGGCTAACGATATCGCTTACTGGGTTCGTAAGTTCCCAGTCAATGCCGTTGCTTATTCTAAATCAACTGCCTCAGCCGTTGCGGCTCGATTATCGCCTGCCGGTATTCCAGTCCATGAAATTACAGGTCAGGAATATCAACAGAGCTGCGATGAATTCGTTTCAGCCGTCAGTAGCCTTCGTCTCGCGCACGGAGATCAAGAGGAATTGACTAAGCAAGTTCTGAGCGCAGTTAAATTAACTCGAGGCGATGGCGGTTGGGTCATGGGACGTAAAGCATCAGGAATAGTCTGCGGTGCAGTCGCCTCGGCGATGGTTACGCACTTTGCGACACGAGCAGAATCCGAAGTAGACATTCAGATCGGATAATGTCTAGAATGCAGACAGTTCGTGTATAATATGTCCAATGGGAATCAGGGACATCTTTACATCAAAGCCTTCTGTAGAAATTACAGTCGATGCGGCTTCTACTCCAGCGCCGTTCAATAACACAGGCTCATTCAACCCTTTCGTATTTACCCAATCGGTTGCATCACGCCAGCAGGCGATGGCAGTTCCTACAATCGCACGCGCACGCAACATAATCTGCACGACACTCGCAGGATTGCCACTCGAGCAATACTCAAAACTTAACGGCGGACATCAACCAACTCCAGCCGTCATCAATCAACCAGATCCACGCGTTCCTGGTTCAGCCATCTACGCATGGCTTGCAGAAGACTTACTCTTTCACGGAATCGGCTACGGACAGGTTCTAGAGCAATACGGCGATACAGGTCGTGTGCGTTCATGGACTCGCGTTGCTCCAGATCGTGTAACTCCTAAACTTAATCACCTACAGACAGAGATCGTTGGCTATCAAGTCGATGGATCAGTCGTTCCAAATCAGGGCGTTGGATCGCTAGTCGTATTTTACGGAATGGACGAAGGATTACTTAACCGTGCAGGTCGCACAATTCGCGCAGCTCATGCACTCGAGCAAGCCGCAGAAACTTTCGCTAAAGAGCCAGTACCTTTGCAAGTTCTAAAATCAAACGGAACTAATCTTCCGGCAGAACGCATTTCTAAACTTCTAGAATCATGGCGTACCGCTCGACTTACTAAGTCCACTGCGTTTCTTAACGCGGATGTAGAGTTACAGGCACTGGGCATCGACCCCTCTAAGTTACAACTCAATGAGGCCAGACAATATGTGGCGCTCGAGCTCGCCCGTGCCTGTAATTTACCGGCTTATTTCGTAAGCGCTGAGATGACGAGCATGACGTACTCGAACGCCGTTTCGGAGAGGCGTTCTCTTATCGACTTCTCCATGAAACCGATCCTTACTGCCATCGAGCAAAGACTCAGCATGCCAGATTTCATTTCTCAAACCTCAACGATCCGTTTCTCGTTAGACGAGTTCCTTCGTACTGATGCGCTACAACGCGCACAGGTTTACGAGATTCTTAACCGTATCGGTGCTATGAGCGTTGAGCAGATTCAAGAAGAAGAAGATTTAATTCATAACGAAGGAGAGAACGCATGAAGATAACAATGCCAGTAGCCATTACGGCTGCGGATGCAGAGTCACGCATAATCGCTGGACGCATCGTGTCTTGGAACGCTGAAGGTAATACCTCAGCAGGTCGAACAATGTTCGAAAAGGATTCGATCAAAATGTCTAAGAACACGAAGTTAGTCCTTCAACACGACACAACAAGACCTCTAGGAAAACTCGTCAGCTTTGAACAAGATGAAATGGGCATAACGGCTGAATTTAAGATCGCTAAGACAACCGCCGGTAATGACGCACTTGAAGAGGCCGCTACTGGCCTTCGTTCAGATTTCAGCGTGGGCGTAGATGTCGAAGAATGGAATAACAAGGATGGCGTAATGGCTATCAGCGCAAGCAACCTAATCGAGGTCAGCTTGGTCACAGACGGCGCCATACCCGGAGCCGAGGTCGCTAAGGTCGCGGCAGTAGACAACGAAGTTTCTGAGCCAACTCAGGAAGAAATACCATCAACCACAGAAGGAGAACAAGTGTCAGACACTACCGTTCCAGAAGTCGCTCCTGCCGCAGAAACGGTAGAGGCTGCAAGAGTCGAAGTTAAGGCTGCTACTGCACCTTATATCTCGACTACAGTTCGTAACCCTATCGTTGATAAGGCTTCTTATCTCGAGCATTCAGTTCGCGCAAAGCTAGGTTCAGAAGAGTCTCGTATGTATGTTGCAGCAGCAGCAGACACAACAGACAACGCTGGACTAGTTCCAACACGCCAACTCACAGAGGTCATTAACGGCATCTCAAACGCAGATCGCCCATTCATTGACTCAATTTCTCGCGGAACTCTACCTGATGCAGGTATGACTTTCGAGATCCCAAAGATCACAGTTGCTCCAACAGTTGCAGTTGCATCTGAAGGCGGAACACCATCAGAAACAGATCAGAATGCAGCGTTCGTAACTGTAAATGTTCAGAAGTTTATCGGACAGCAAACATTCTCACTAGAACTTCTGGATCGTTCTTCACCAGCATTCTTCGCTGAACTCGTTCGTCAAATGGAGTTCGCTTACGCAAAGGCCACAGATAACGCAGTTGCAACAGCAATGGTTAATGGTGGAACAGATGGCGGAAACCGCGCAGCACTTACAACAGGCGCTCTTGTTGCTGACTTCGTTTCAGATGCAGCAGTTTCTATTTACAAGAACACTCTTGGCTTCGCACAAAACATCGTAGTTTCTCCAGAACAATGGGGTGCTCTAATGGGCTTGGTCGATGGTTCAAATCGCCCAATCTTCCAACAGACAATCAATCCTCAGAATGCTGGCGGAACTCTTACTGCAACAGCAGTTCGTGGAAACCTTCTCGGACTTAACCTTCGAGTATCACGCGCACTAACAGATGGTTCAGGCGTTGGCGATAACACTCTTATTGTTATCAACCCAGATGCTTACACCTGGTACGAATCACCACGCCTATCACTCCAGACAAACCTCATCTCAACAGGTCAGGTTCAAGTTGGATACTACGGCTATGGCGCAACTGCTACAAAGCTTGGCGCAGGCGCTTACCGTTTCATGGTTGCATAACCAAAACTAATCATGGGGGGGCGGTTGCTCCCGATCGCTCCCCCAGTCGTTTACTAGAGAGGATGTAGAGATGGCTTCAATCGTTACAGTTGCTGAACTAAGGTCAATCCTTGGCGTCTCTACGTCCCTCTATAGCGACGCTTATTTAACGGACGTAATAGACACGGCTGAGGCGATAATTTTGCCAATGCTCGTTACGTATGCTTCACCAATTTCAGCAGTAGAACTAGAAAACAATATCGCCACCTATCAAGTGCTAGGCGATAACAACTTCTCAGAGGGTCAGAGCGTAGTCATCACAGGATGCGGCTCCCCATTTAACGGAACATTTACCATCCTAGAATCTAGTAATTATGACGTAGATACATTCATCGTCAATTCTAACTCTCGCATATTCGTCGATGGAGTTTACAGAGATTTCAATGGCTTCTTTACAGTAGCAATTACGAACGCCGATATTATCGAGCGCAAGGTCATCCCTTCAGGACGTGCAACCCTATCCGGCGCCTCTACTTATGTCGGAGTCAGCGCAGTCGAGTCAGCAGTACTTGCCGTATCCGTAGAAGTATTTCAATCTCGTATTGCCCCAGGTGGCCAAATCGAGGGCGTGGACTTCACTCAGGTAAGCCCATATCGTTTAGGTCGCAGTCTCTTTAATCGTGTATCAGGACTCTTAGGGCCATACATCGATACCGATTCAATGGTGCAATAATGCCAGCATCGACCATCCTTGACACAGTTCGCCAGCCACTAGCTACGGCTTTTGCCAACGTTGCAGGCAATGTTTATGCCTACGTTCCAGAGGCTCCTATGGTTCCTTTCGTAGTGACAGTGCCGGACTCGCCTTATTTGGAATTAGAAACAATCAACAAATCAACACTGCACATTAAGATCAATCTTGTCATTTCAGTAGCGGTTGCATATAACAGTAACCCTGCATCGCTCGATAATCTCGAGCAGCTAGTAATCAGTGTTCTGAAGGTGATCCCAGCAGGGTACACAGTCGGAGCGGTTGAAAAACCAACAGTAACTCAAGTCGGGCCTTCCAACGTGCTGGTTTCTGATATCCGAGTTTCTACCTACTATACACAAACAAACTAAAGGAAAATAATATGGCAACCGTAGTAATCACAGGGCGCGATATTTCTCTATCTTTCACAGGTGGAACAGATATCGAGGCACAAGCAACTTCAGCAGTTCTAACAAAGACCAACCTTCGCGAGACATACCAGACTCTCGATGGCGAAGCCTATAAGACAACAAACATAGAAGGCACTTTTGCTCTTTCAATGCTTGCTGACTGGGGTAAGGCTAACTCAGTATGCGAAGCACTATGGACTGCTGCTGAATCAGCACCAGACACAGACATCACCGTTACACTAACAGCAGCTACAGGCGCTCAATTCGTGTTCCCAATCATGCCAGAATTTCCTACAGCAGGTGGCGCTGGAACAGATGCTCAGACAGTAGACTTTACTTTCAAAGTATCAAAGGGCGCAGTAACAGAAACCTTCAGCTAAACAATAGAAACGGGAGCAAGCAATGCAACAGCAAATAACAATTAAATATGTAGACGGAACCGAAACCACTTACCTGGTTCGCCCACCTGATTACGCCAAGTGGGAGATGACAACTAAAAAGGTTATTTCCCAATTTGGCGGCATGTGGGACATTCTTTATGTAACGCATTCAGCAATGAAACGCGAAGCAGGCGGCCAGCCAACTAAGGCACTCGATGTCTGGATGGAATCAGTCGTGGATGTCGAAGTAGGTGAAGGAAACCCAAAAGTCATCCAAGAGGGAGCGTAAGCCGACTCTTAATTGAACTGGCAATAGCAACACAGATCCCGATGGATAAGTGGCAAAGTGCCGAGGATATTCTTACAGCAATAGAAGTACTAGAGGAGCGCAATCGTGGCAAGTGAGCTAGTAGCACTAGACCAGACTGAACTTCGTCAAGTCTTTAAGGCTTTAAAGAATATGGGTGAAGAAGCAAACGATGAGGCCAAGCGCCAATCAGGCGCTCTGGCTGAATTCGCCCGGGCTGAAGTTATTCAAACTGCAAGCAGGGGTAATAACACTAAAGTCTCAGGCCGTATTGCTCAGGGTTCTCGGGTTAAGAAGTCAAGCCGTATAGGTGAGATTACTTATGGATTCGCTTCTCAGAAGTTCTCAGGTGGAGCAACCACTAGAGATATTTGGGGCGGTACAGAATTTGGTTCTAATAAGTATAAGCAGTTCCCTGTTTGGTCAGGCCGCGAAGGTCGAGGCTCTAAGGGCTGGTTTATTTATCCAACTTTGAGAAAGATCCAACCTCAGATCGTGGCTAGATGGACTGAATCGTTTTCTAAGATTTTGAAGGAGTGGGGCTAATGGCAACAGGTACAAGGGCGTTAACGCTCAAGCTTCTTGCTGACGTCGATAACTTTACTAAGAATCTTAATAAGGCCGACAAGGATGTTATGTCCTTTGGCGATAAGGTTTCAGATTTTGGAAAGAAGGCTGGATTAGCCTTTGCAGCCGCAGGCGCAGCAGCAGTTGCTTATGCTGGCAAGTTAGCCATCGATGGAGTTAAGTCTGCCATTGAGGATGAAGCAGCCCAAGCCAAGTTAGCCAATACTTTAAGAAACGTTACTCAGGCTACCGATGCCCAGATTAAAAGCACCGAAGAATTTATTCTGCAAACTTCTCTAGCTACTGGCGTTGCCGATGATGAGTTACGCCCATCGCTTGATCGTTTAACTCGAGCAACTAAAGATGTGGATAAGGCGCAGAAGTTACAGGCCCTAGCCCTTGATATATCGGCTGGTAGTGGTAAGTCTCTACAGGCGGTCACAGAAGCCCTCTCAAAGGCTCAGGAAGGCAATCTGGCAGGGCTTAGCCGCTTAGGCGTTGGAATTGATAAGGCTGAATTAAAAACCCTTTCATTTGATCAGATCACAGCCAAACTTGCTGGGACTTTTGAAAACCAAGCATCAAAGCAGGCAGATACATTCCAAGGAAAATTAAGCCGTTTGCAAGTGGCATTCGATGAAGGTAAAGAAACCGTAGGCTCTTACATCCTAACTGCCATAACTCCTATGGTCGAAGTAATCGTAAGTAGAGTTATTCCAGCCATTGCAGACTTTACAAATAACCTAGGCGAGAAGTTGCGCCCAGTAATTGAATTCCTAACCCCTATCACAAACGGACTTCGCAGCGCTTTTAACTCAGTTAAGAATTCGCTAAGCGACAACAGCGAACAACTCAAGCCGCTTCTTACTTTATTCAAAGCAGTTGCAGAATTTGCCAGAGACGTATTAGCGCCAGTTTTGAGCAAGACTTTAGGCGGAGCATTGAGCATAATCGGTAAGGCAATCTCTGGACTTATTGATGGCCTTGCCAGCGTAGTGACATTCTTTAATAATCTCTACAATGCGATTAAGCGAGTAATCGATCTATCTAAGCAACTGGCTGGCAATTTGAATCCGTTTAGCAATTCGTCATTCTCTGGAGCATCTTCTCCATCAGCGCCTACCACCCCGGTTACTCCTTCTGGTATTCCAAGTTACCTAAACGTCAGACCAGTATCTACGACCAACATTACGGTTAATGGCGCGATCGATAGCGAATCCGCAGCCCGTCAGATCGTCAGCATTCTAAATGATTCTAACGCTCGAGGAACCTTGGGCAGCGCGGCCTTCGTTTAATGACTGCATATACTCCGACCTATAAGGTTCTAGTTAATAGCGTTGAGATAACAGATGTAACTATCGCTAACCTAGTAATTACTTCTGGGCGTACAGATATTAACGTTCAGCCAGTTGCGGGTTATTGTCAGTTACAGTTGATGAACCTTAATAACTCAAGTTATGACTTTACCGTTGGAACTGGCATCACAGTTGAGGTAACTAATTCAGTTGGGACTTATATACCTATCTTTGGCGGGTTTATCTCTGATTTTACTATTGCAGTTAATCAGGCGGGGGACTTGGGTTATACAACTATTGCAACTATTACAGCCCTTGGAGCATTATCTAAACTTCCTCGAATCATCGATGCTGGAGTCTTATCTGCAGACTTTGACGGAGATCAGATTTACACGCTTCTTTCGGGCTACCTATTAGGGCAATGGAATGAAGTGCCAGCGGCTCAGACTTGGGCTAATTATGACCCTACCGAGACTTGGTTAAATGCAGTTAATATCGGCCTAGGTGAAATTGACCAACCAGGCGATTATGAACTCATAGCCCGGTCATCTTCTAACACAGATCTTTACTCATTATGTACCGCTATTGCTAATTCAGCCTTTGCGGTTCTATACGAGGATGCAAACGGCAATATCGGGTATGCAGATCAAACTCACCGCCAAGATTATTTAGCTGCTAACGGATACACCACGCTTGATGCTAACCACGCTAATGGCGTAGGTTTGGCAGCCACTACTCGCGCTGGAGATATTCGCAATAGTTTTACTATCGTTTCTGGCACTAACGGCAATCATACTTATACCGCTACCGATACAGAGAGCGAAACTCTTTTTGGAGTTTATGCTGAGCAATACACATCTAGAATTAAAAACAATTCCGATGCCGTACTTTTGGCCGATCGTTATATCGATCTTCGCGCCTTCCCTTATCCCAAGTTTCAAAGCATCACTTTTGAACTTGGAAATCCTGAGATCGATAATGCTGATAGAGATGCCTTAATTAACATCTTCTTAGGTCAGCCAGTTTGGATCCAGAATCTACCGCCAAACATCACGGGCGGATCTTTCCAGGGTTACATTGAGGGCTGGACATTCAGAGCCTCGCTCAACAATTTGACCGTAACATTCAACGCATCTCCTGTGAACTTCTCACAAGTTGCGGTAAAATGGGAACAGGTCAATGCAGCGGAAACTTGGAACACACTTAACACGAGCCTAACCTGGCTAAATGCGATAGGAGCAGTAGCGTAATGGCAACAACAACTACCAACTTTGGGTGGGATATCCCTCAGTCCACAGACCTAGTAAAGGATGGCGCTACCGCTATTGCTGCACTTGGCCAAGATATAGATACCGCAATGGTGGATCTTAAAGGCGGCACAACTGGTCAAGTACTAGCTAAGGCATCAGGCACAGACCTTGATTTCTCCTGGGTTGCTGTTGATCCGCTAATTATCCTTGATGCTAAAGGTGATCTAATTACTGCAACAGCAGCAGACACTCCAGCACGTTTAGCGGTTGGAACAAATGGCCAGGTATTGACTGCCGATTCAACTGCTGCGACCGGGTTGGCTTGGGCAACGGCTGCTAGTGGCGCTTTCACATTCGCGGCTTGGACTCCAACCTACACAAACATAACAGTTGGGAATGGCACAGTTACCGCACGTTATGGACAAAGCGGCAAATTCGTTTTTGCATATTACAAATTGGTTTTTGGTTCAACAACAAGCATTACTGCAACTCAGCCAAGAATTACCTTGCCAGTTACGGCAGCAAATACAAATGCAATAGGATCTGCTTATGTATTAGATGCCGCTACTAATGAATACATATGTCAAGCAAAACAGGATACGACAACTAATGTTGCAATTCTTTCACCGCAAAGCGGATCAAATGCAGCATCATCAATTAGCTCAACATTCCCAATTACTTTTACAACAAATGATGAAATCCGATTTGTTCTAGTATATGAGGCGGCATAACATGACTACTAAAGCGCAACTAATAGCACAATGCAAAGCAGAAAATTCAACAATGGTGCAAACCGTTAATGGCGAAGAAATTGAATTGACCGGGGCTGAATACAATGCGGCTTGCGAAGCCTGGGCAGAAATGCAACTTGCACAACAGGCAAACCAAGCAGAATTAGAAGCAAAAGCATCCGAGAAGACCGCTTTACTTGCTCGCTTAGGAATTAATGCCGATGAAGCGGCGCTTTTACTTGGATGAAACCAACACTATCTAAAGCTGCTCAACAGTTAAGGGAACAGTTTGATGACACCTTCCCAGATCGTGATAGGCGTTCCGATGGATGGATCGGCGATCTCCGTCATTCAGCGCGCCCTAGCGATCACAACCCTGATCCAAAGACTGGGACTGTTAGAGCAATCGATGTTGATCGAGATGTCCATAAGAGCGGCAAGCCCGATCTCATGCCCGATATTGCAGATCAGATTCGACTCCTTGCAAAGTCTGGAGAGAAGCGCATCTCTTATGTCATATTCAATGGCCGAATCGCATCATCTCGCTTGGGCTGGCGCTGGAGAAAATATAAGGGAAGCAATCCGCACAACCATCATTGCCATATCTCTTTCACTAACAAAGGTGATCAAGATGGCTCGTTCTTTAAGATCCCATTATTAGGAGAAACCAAATGAATATGAAGCACCCAGCAATAATTTCAATCGGCGCATTCTTAGCTGTATGGGGAACTACTTCTAACTTTGCTTTGGATTACCGGGCAATTCTCGGCTCGATTGTTGCAGGCGTATTTGGTTATGCCACACCTAAAAAATGACGGCTCAAGATTATGCTGCACTTGCAGTAGCGATCGTGACGGTTCTGGGTGGTATAACTGCCATGCTGAACTTTATGATTAAACACTATTTAGCGGAATTAAAGCCGAATAGTGGCTCATCGATGAAAGATGCCATAAATCGTTTAGAGACACGCGTCGACAAAATCTACGAAATCCTTTGCGATAAGTCACAATAATCTTATGGCTCGTAAAAAGGTTATAGACCTCGATACATATACAGCATTAGATGCCTGGGCAATAAGTCTCCAGGAAATGTATAGAGCGCTTCGCCGCGCTGGTTTTGAGATCGATATTGCCTTAGCAGTAATAGTCGAGCCATCAGCTTATCCAGATTGGATTCTCCCTAAGCCAGACCTAATCCCACACACTTGGGATGATGACGATGACGATGAGGATTAACAATGAAAAGAACTGTAATCGTTCCAGATTTACAGGTTCCATATCACGATGAAATTGCTGTCCGCAATGTTGCATCTTTTATTAAGGCATACAGGCCAGATAGCGTCATTACTCTGGGAGATGAAATCGATCTCCCGCAGATCAGTCGATGGTCAGACGGAACACCGGGCTGGTACGAGCAGACACTAGCTGATGATCGAGACCAGGCAGTAGAAGTCCTCTGGTCTTTAGTGGAGTATGCCAAGTCTGCCCATATGATAAGAAGTAATCATACGGATCGCTTATACAACGTCATTATGAAGAAGATTCCAGCGTTCCTGGCTTTGCCTGAGTTGCGCTTTGAGAAGTTTTTAAAACTCGATGAACTAGGCATTACCTACCATAAGAAGCCATACGCCTTTGCTAAAGGCTGGGTGGCGGTTCACGGTGACGAGCAGGGCATTAATCCTAATGCAGGCCTTACAGCGCTCTCAGCAGCCCGCAGGCACGGTTTAAGCGTAGTTTGCGGACATACACACAGAGCAGGTCAGTCGGCCTTTACAGAGGCTTCTGGGGGCAAAATAGGGCGTATCTTGCGTGGCGTAGAAGGTGGCCATCTTATGGATGTTCGAAAGGCTGGCTATACCAAGGGAACTATGAACTGGCAGCAAGCGTTTATTCTGGTTGAAGATAGCCAAGTAACTTTAATTAACCTTGAAAAGGATGGGACTTTCGTAGTTCATGGCCGTAGGTATGGACGATCTCGATAACGATATAAAACGAACGATTGATGATTCAGTCGATGAGGCAGAATTGTTACCGTTTCGTTATGTAAATGATCGCGGTTCTGTCTGTTAGTTATGTCATTCTTATCCCAAGAAGCCAGAGATTCTGGCAAAAGGGAGCAATATGAGTTTATTACAGTTAATCATCCTAGCTAGTTGGTTTGGGATGTTTTTTCTGGGCTACAAAATAGGCCACAGAGACGGTTACATAGTAGGGCGCAAGGCAGTTCGCAAGCATTACGAAACTGTCGAGAAGGTGCGAGTATGAAGCATGCAGAAATCCTTCAAACAGCTACAGACTTATACCAAGACCGGGGACTTAGTTACGGTCACCCGACTGACAATATGGCAAGAGCAGCAAGGCTTATCAGCGCCTATCTGGAAATGCCGATTACAGATTATCAAGTTGCGGTCGTACTCGCGCTGGTCAAGATTGCCAGAAGCATCGAGGATGCACAGAAAATTGACACCTGGGTCGATGGCGCTAGTTACCTTGCCATTGCTGGACAATTAGCGACAGAGGAGAATGAGTTATATGTTTAATTTAGAAGATTACGAGACAGTCGAAGAACGCCTAGTTAAGTTCTGGAAGGAACATCCTGATGGTCGAATATATACTGAGATCGTTGAGCATACTCTTCAGCGGTTTATCGTTAAGGCTTCTATCTATAGAACTGAAGTGGATGCACACCCTTGGACTACTGGCTTTGCTGAGGAAACCGTATCTACGCGAGGAGTTAATTCTACGTCGGCGCTTGAGAATTGCGAGACGAGTGCGATTGGTCGTGCTTTGGCTAACGCGAATTATGCAGCGAAAGGCAAACGCCCAAGTCGTGAAGAAATGGCAAAAGTCAATCAGGCGCAGCCAAAACCGTTTGCTGAAAAGCTAAGTGACAAGATTATTCTGCCGGTCGAGGATGATGTCTGGACTATCAAAGCCGTAGAGCCTGCTCCAAGTGCTGCCGATGCAGTTGCCTTGGTTCAAGAAGTATTAGGCGCTACCAAGATCGATAAAGATATACCTCATTGCAAACACGGTGAGAGAGTCTGGAGAACTGGCAGCAAGAATGGCAAGGAATGGGCGAATATGAGCTGCAACAATAAGCCTATGAATGGTGAGCGTTGGTCGGAGGTAGAGAAATGCGAGCCGATTTGGTATGTCATATCTAGTGATGGCACTTACAAGCCACAGGTGGCACGATGAGCAGCCTACAATTTATGAACCAAGATGGTGAATGGGAGTCTTACCCAGATGTCGATGTTCTTGAGCACTACAAAACAATACGAGAGACTGTTAAAGCATCTGGTATTACCACTCGATGCTGTTTATGTAATCGAGAGTTCGATGTTTCAGAGATCGTCATTACAGGCGGATCATTACAGGCAGGTTTTACCTGGTCTTGCCCAGACTGCCACGCAGTAACTCTGGAGACAAATGTCGCAAAGCCGCAAATATAGGGGTTATGCTACTGAGAAATTGGTAGCACAA